GTTGCAGTAGTCCAGTTACCAGAACTATTAGCAACGAAAATGGTAGCTTGGTTAGAGCCTACAACATACGCAATACCAGCATTAGAAATCTTGGTGCTGTCTGTAACACCATAGACACCGTTATTTGCTACGAAAACACTTGTATTAGTGCCATAAGCATTTACAGAATCACAAACCGAAATCTTTAGTGAATTGCCCATTGCACCGGGATATCGAGCAATGTAGTCTACACCAGCTTCAAAACCAGATGATTTAGTAGTATAATCGTCTTCATTCAATACGATATGAAGTGCATTTGAAACGATTGCGGCAGTGTTTGCCATAGCTGATAGAACACCGCTAGCACCAGTAGTGTCAGTGGTGTTAGCTGCACGACTTACATAAAGCTTGTTGCCATATGCAAGGAAGTTTGCAGCAGTAAAAAAGGTCTCTGGATTGGTGTTGTCAGGCTTACCGAATCGAGCAGCAAGCTTATCTTCAGTATCAATAAGAACTTGCTTATCGATTGGACCCCAACGAAAAACACCTGCAATGGCACCTTCTGTTGTGGATACCGCAGGAACTATAGTGGTTAAGTCAATTTCAGATACATTGACTCCGGGACTAACTTGGAATGGCATGGTTTATTCTCCCTTACGAAAAACGTTTAGCAGATTTGATGATATATGCTATTGTTCTATTTATTATTTTACGATTTTAATTAGTCATATATGATTCAAATTGATCAGGAGCCACCTCTACTGGTTCATTGTTATAGGTCGAAACGTTTTCTTCATAAATGAATGGTAAAAGATCATCTTCCATCGCAGCTTCTACCAGTACTTTATGAACGTCACTTTCTGACATGTCCTTAAAATAAGGTTGGTTTATTAGCCATGAGAACAAAACCAATCCCATTACTAAGTCGTCGTTTCCTTCTTCTGCCATAAATGTATTTCGCATACTAACAAATCTGAACAATTCATTAATAGTATCGAAATCACATAAAATAAGTTTATCAGTTTCTATTAGAGTTTTTAAATTACTGCAACCAATCCGTTTTACTTGAGTGGTTGTCCTGACACCCATTTGTGTTTTACCGCCAAAGCCACCTGTCAATTTCTGACCAGCCGCAATAGACTTATCCACAGTCAAAATTCCTTCATATTCTAAGTCGTAATGAAGACTCTCTACGACTTGTTTTCCAATACTATTTATTTCAACTAAAACCAGTGCTTCGTTATAATACATGGCAATGCTTCTTATAACGTCTGGAAAAACTAGTGTATGAATATTATTGTTCTTATAGGTAGCAACTTGACGATAAGGTACAAATGTAACATCGATTACTTGACAAACGGAATAGTCTAACCCTGCACCTTCTGCTACGTCTACTGTAACTAAGTATTTATGACCTTGTTCTGGTTCCTTATAGACCTTCATTTCACTACCAAAATACGACTTGGTACTGATAGGATAAGAGAATACTAAAGTCTGTAATTTGGATGGGTCGATAAGCGTATTAGATGAACCCAAGAACTCGCAATTATGAGATATTAAACCATTAGTGTAATAAACATTTCCATCTTCAACATCTAAAAGATCATATAAAAAAATACCTTCTTCAACTATTTCATTGTACACTATTTTTTTATTTTGTAAAAAATCATTTACTTTAAGAGAAGATGCTTTTATTTTTTCAACCCCAAATGGATGTTCATCTGAACATTTAATAAAAGATCCATCATCAAATATTATATGGCGATAAAATGGTTTATAAATTTTCTGTATTCCAGAAAAAGATTTAAATCCATTTGGGGTTTTAACTTTTAAGTTTAAATTATACTTTAACATCATTCCAACACTGATTTAGAATTATTTTTTTAATAGCTTGTGGTGATACGCCAAATTCATCAGAATATTTTTTAGAAAAAGCTTGTATATAAGACATAGGTTTACCATTTTTACAAATTTTTCCAACCCCTTCAATAAAAGGAGTTTTTAAATAAAGAGTTCTTATTTTTTTAATATTTTCATCTGATAATTTTCTACTAAAAACCCTGCCTTTTCTAATAGATTTAAAATGGTTTATTGTTTGTTCATTAAAACACTTTTTCTTTCCTTTATTCCAAGGGACTCTTCCTTTTTTAGCACCACCTATTCCTTTTCTTTCATATCCTTGAAACCCCTCTCCACCTGAAGACTTATTCCAACCTTCTTTATAAGTATGAAATTTTTCTATTAAATAAATTTCTAATAATTTTGCTTCTTCTTTAGAATCGACCGCATGTAAAATTTTAAAGACATGTGGGGGTTTAGACTTATGTCCGTTTTTTCTTGTTTTTGGATTTTGAGTTTGACCGATATAACAGATCTTATCAGTCTCTGATATTAGTGCATATATGTAATACATATGAATATTTATAATCCTAAAAACTCACATTCATCATATAAATCTTTTATTTTTATTTTTTTTATATTTTTGTCATATAATATTTCAATTTCAGTATTTTCTTCTACACACCCATATTCTACCCTGAATTGTTGTTCCGAAGTGTTACGAATGGTTTGACGTTTCCATTGCTCATCTCTACCGGGAGTATCTGACCAATGTACATCTACATGCTTATATTCATTTTTATCATCAACACTATCAGTCCATAACTTGTAAAAAAGATTCAATCCATTTGGCGTGGAAGTAATTAGAACCTTAGATGTTTTACCTGATGAAATGGTAGGATAGACTGAAGCGAAAAACTGTTCTTGAAGATTATTAGGTACGAAAGCAAACTCGTCAAGATAGATTAGATTAAATGAACCACCGCGAATGGCAGATGAAGATGTGCCAGAAGCTAGCACTTTCGCGCCATTTTCTAGCTCGATATTTCCCTTGTTCCATTCGACCACACCTTGTTGCATCCACTTGGGGAGATGTTCATATGCAAACTGAATACGAGATAAAATTTCACGAGCCTGACTAGCCTTATGAGCAAGGATAGCCACATTATAGTTTTCATTAAATAAAATATGCCAAAGAATTACACCTACGATTGTTGTAGTTTTACCACACTGACGAGGCATTTTACAGATAACAAATCGATTGTCTACAGCAGTTTCTACAATCTTTTTTTGATAAGGGTAAAGATTAAATGTTACTAGACCCGCATCAATATTGACAATCTTTACATAATTCTGTATAAAATGTACTGGGTCTTTTACGCATTTAGCATATTCTTGAATCTGTTCAGCGGTGAAACTTAATCTTACATTGGATTTCTTGATAAGAGGATTACCAAGATAATTATCTCCTGACATATTATTCGCCCTTCAAAAGTTTCTGAAGCTCCGCAGTAGATCCTATGAATAAATTGTTATTGACGGTTTGATCTTTATTTTCTGTTTTGTCAATTCGTTTTTTCTTTACAGTCAATTCTAAGAGGTCTTTATTAGAAGCAGACAAAGAATTGATTAGTGTAGAAACAACCTCATAGCTACGAGGATGCTGAGATAGATCTGCTACCTCAATCATTTTGTCAAGAGCAATAGAACCCTTGATTAAAATATCTTTGAGATTTTTACGAGCAAACTCATAATCATCTTCTTCAATATGGGGTTGCACTGTATACTCTTCGAACTCTTCAATATCTAAAGCATTTGATATAATTTTATCTGATTTCATACGATGATATCCGAAACGCTATCAAACTCCACGATGTAACCATAATTATCATTTGCATCGATAAGAGAACTGTCTATTGTTAGATTTGCATTTGTTGTCGGAGAACCATTAGACAAAAGACCGGGAGTAACAGTTATTCTTTCCGAGATATCTGTAATACCTACACCTTCACTAGCAGTATTTGTAGAAGGTGTATAGAAATTGACATGTGCTCTTTTGATGATGCCAGATTTCTTAGTGGGTCCAAACAACTGACCTTTCATTGTAAATCCAAGCGACCAAACAATAGCCCGACGATTTGTAAAATCACCTTCATAAGTGTCTTGTAAACTTGTTGTGTTTAGAATGACAGGAACATCTACCTGTGTTCCTAATTCTGGCACTAAGTTTAAAGTTAATGTCCATTGAGGTGTGAAGTAAGGAAGTATCTGCTCTACAATTCGAGTAGCATCATCTGAATTCTTTGTCATAATATCTAATGTTATTCCTAGATTGTAAGGAACCGATTGATATTGATATAACAACTGAGCAGTATTGGATGTGCTTTGGGTTACACTTCGATTTAGAGTGTTCAGTTTTCTTTCTGGATCATATGCAATTGTGACCAACTCAAAAGCCATGCGAGGAAGCACCATAGCGACTGGTCTATTTAAGTTTGGATCGCCCTGTAATCTTGAAAGAAACTTTTCCTTTGGACCATATGAAAGAGGAACTTTCATGGTCTGTACAGTTTCATCATCAGTGTTTATACGATTAATGTATATGTCATTAAATAGTGTGCCAAATGCAACAATATATTTTCTTATAGTGCCATGATAGAATGGATTAAACATTAGTAATTACCTTCACTAAATGGATCGTGTTCTGTGAAGTCTAATACATTATCTGCTTCATCTTGCACTTCAGTATTATCTTCAAATGGATCTCGAACTTGAGTAACAAAATCAAATTCCTCACGAACTAAATCGTAACCATCTTCATCTTGAATGACATAAGAATCCTCTGTAAGCATACGGTAATTAGAGAAATCAAACGAATACTGCTGTGCCTTAGAATCAATAAGAGGAATGCCAGTATTGAGTCTTTCGTTTGAATATTCCCAAAGTTCACATTGTAAGTCAAAGGTCTGTAATGAACCTAATTGATAGAATATAGCTTCATGTTCGACAAATTTAATGATAAAGATCTTGTTGTTTAGTGGTAGATAAATTAAATCACCTTCTTGTGGTCGAGCAAGGTCATCTACGTTACCGATCTCATCAAAGAAAGTTCGTCTTGCAATCGTGAAGGTTATCTGGTCTCTAATTTGAAGATTGAACTTAGATAAGAAATCTCCTTCACCTTGGAAACCAGAAACATCCTTAATATACATGTCAACAAAGAATGATTTATTATATTCAGAAATCGAATCTTCACCATAAATTTCATCTAGATTTTGCAACTCTCTTGGAATATAATATACATCGTGCCCATATATTTTTATGGATTCGATGATAAGATTCTCGATCAAGTTCTGTTCCATAGAACTTGTGAAGTTGTTGAAGAAGACTGAGGTTGCCATTAGATATATTTCAACCTACCATATCCATAACGGGTAATGAATAGCTGCTAATCATCTTATCTTCTAAGTCTGCAATTTCAGCAACAGCATCATTATAGATCTTCTCACCATTAAACGTTAATCCGCCGGGAAGCTGCATACCAGTAAACTTAGTTAGATTAGAACCCCATTGACGTTTAATCAAAGCTGTTGCATATCTCATTAACCATTGATCTTTCCAAACGTCAACATATTCATTTGGATCTACAATT